GTTTACGCAAAGAAGGTTGACCTAACGTTTAGACAACTTGCAATAGACCCAGGGCGGTGTGCAGATGGCACGATTCCAAGACCGATTATAAAAGACACGATTGAGATAACGGCACTAGGGGATAATGGGGTTAGAAGATTTTATGAGGTGTGAGTATGTACGATGAACTGAAGGAACTAAACAATCTAATCAAGCGCAAGCAAGAGCGTTTAGACGAGTTACGGTCGGCGGCGATATCTTTGAGTGTGCCTATGGATCAGCGTGTGCAAAACACATCAGAAGACCGATTGGCGAACCTGATATGCAAGATCATCATAGCCGAGAACGAACTAGACGAAATGATTGATGATTATGCCGACAAGAAGATGAGAGCCAAGACGGAGATATTTACGTTGCCTAATGACGATTGGCAGGACATAGTTTACTTGCACTACATAGAGTTTAAGAGCATGGATGAAGTTGCGGAGATACTATCTGACAAGCATAAGCGGTCAATTTCAACGGAAGCGGTGTATATGAAGAACAACCGGGCGTTAAAATTTCTGAAAAAATTAAAAAAGACTGACAATTTAAGATAAAATTCAAAAAAATCGGTTGACGTTAGTTAAGTTATCTGATATATAGTAAAATTGTAGAAGTGTCAAGGGCGGTTTTTCCGTCCTTTTTTCTTTGGAGCAAACATGAAGGATATTTTAAAGAACAGCAAGCCGTTTAATAGAGTATGTCACAACTCGTTTGGCAGAAAAGTGATATACACAAACGCAACGAAGATAACGGCTGATAACATATGTCAGGAATTATCCAAGGCACTAACGCCTTTTGCACAAAACGCAGAAGAAATAGACTATCTGTATAACTATTACCTTGGGAATCAGCCTGTATTGTACCGGGTAAAAACAACAAGACCTGAAATCAACAACAAAGTCGTGCAGAACACGGCTTATTTTATTGTTGAAACGAAAACTGCGGATATAGCAAGTGAGCCGATACAGTACGTTCTTCGGGGAACAGACGAGAATAAATCGCAGGAAATAGCCGACCTTAATACGCTGATGGAGAACGAGGATAAGGCGTATTCGGACATATGCCTTGCAAGATGGCGTTCTATCTGCGGTACTTCATACAGACTCATTGCAAATGACGATGGAAGATCATCACTGCTTGACGAGACAGACTTCAGACTTGAAGTTCTTGACCCTAGAAACACAGCAGTTGTCTACTATCCGAACAATATTCCGGCTTTCTCATTCCAAAAGATAAAGGATGAGAAGAATAAGACCCTTTATTTTGTCTACACAAGGGATTCTTGGTACAGAATATCAAGCAACAAGATTGTCGAGAGTGGAAAAAACGGCTTTTTGGCTATCCCTGTTATCGAATATCCCAACAATGAGAACAGAATATCTGACATAGAGATAACAATTTCACTGTCAGATGCCATAAACGAGCAAACATCAGACAGAGCAGATGGAATAGCACAGTTTGTGCAGTCATTCATTAAGTTTGTTAACTGCGAAATGGATGCCGAGAAGTTCAAAGAGCTGCGACAGATGGGTGCTTTCATTGTCAAGTCAAACAACGGTGAAAACAAAGCCGATGTAGACATAATGAGTTCTGAACTTAACCAAAGTCAGGCGCAAGTGGCAATAGATGACCTCTTTAACAAGATTTTGGTTATTCAGGGTATCGCAAACCGAGAAGGAAACACCGGGGGAGACACCCAAGGTGCAGTATCACTCCGAAATGGATATCTTGACAGTGAAAAGAGGGCAGAACTGTCCGAGCCGTCATTCAAAAAGGCAGAAAAGCAGTTCCTTCGGATTCTTCTTTACAAACTGTCCGTAGATAAACAGACAACCTTAAAAGTATCGGATATCGAGATCAAGATAAGCCGTTCAAAGATGGATAATATGCTGACAAAGGCAGAGACACTTAAACTTCTGCTAGACTCCGGCATATATTATGAACGTGCCATTAAGTCAGTTGGATTCTTTGCTGATCCTGAACAAGTGGCGATAGAGAGTGCAGACAGAATGAGCGTCCTTTATCCCACAGAGATCACCGAGAAACCCGATGAAACGGTAGTCGTTGATGAAATTTGATGAACTACACCAACTTAAACGATTCTTCTCAATAATGAATGTATCGGAAGCAGAGAAGGACAAGCGGTGTGACTTTGCATTTTCGTTTTATGATGCACTTTGGTACACGTTTGCTTTGTTTAAGGTGGAGCAAAAACTAAATAGCGAAGGATCATACGGGGCAAAATTTGATGAAGACCTTTTCCGTAATAGTATAAAGAACCGCATATCCGATGTGATAGAGAGTGTTCCGCATGATCCCGTATATCTAGATAAATTAGTAGACGAGATAACAGATACCACTAAACGGCACTTGGATGACCCTTATTACTTTTCAAAGGACAGGGCATTAATCATAGCGCAGAACGAAGCAAACACTTTGTTTAACTACGCAGACTATGATTCAGCCGTCAGAAGTGGGAAACAATACAAGGTTTGGCTTACTGAAAACGATTCAAGGGTCAGACCCGAACACGCAGAAGTGGACGGTATGCGGATTCCGATTAACGAGTATTTCACGGTCGGAGAAGACAAGATGTTATATCCGCATGATATGAACGCTTCAGCATCCAACATTGTTAATTGTAGGTGTGTCTGCACCTATGAATAGCTCATTCATTTTCAACACTCCTAAAAAGCGGTATGTCTTCGGGCATACCGTGACGCAACTAAACGTCCTTCGGGGCGTTTTTTTGATACATAGCAACTATGCGTAAATAGCAAAGCCGAGTGGAGCAACCCACGTAAAAAAGAGTGGCAGAAGGGAAAGTAAAACATGACGAGAGCAGAAGCAAAGGAATTTCTCACACAGTTGGGAATTGAAGAACCCACGGACGAGCAAGTAACAAACTACCTTAATCGCACGATGAAAGAGGTTAAGACCGAGCAGGATAAGGCTGTAAAGTACAAAGCCGAAGCCGACAGGGTAAAAGACCTAGAGAAGCAGATTGAGGAAATGAACAGTGCGAACATGACCGACTTGGAGCGGGCTAACAAAGCGACCGAGGATGCACAGAAGCAAGTAGAAAGTCTCACAAAAACCGTCAGAGAGATGCAACTTGCGAAGTCATTAGCGGAGATCGGCATTGTTGGCGAAGATGCAAGCGGTTTGTTTGGAGAGGATGGATCACTCAACACGGAAAAACTTGGAAAGATCATCGAGAGCAGAGAGAAAGCGGCGGTAGCCACATTCCAAAAACAGGCACTAGATAGCACTCCGGCGGCAGATGATACCAAGGGTGATGAGGACGAGACACCCGGCAAAGATATAGTTGATCGCGTTGCCGCTTCAAAGAAAGCAGAAACCGAAGCGGTCAGCATTATTGATTCATACAAATAAGGAAAGCGAGGACAAAGATATGAGATATGCAGATGTATCTATTGCGGCTACACCCGAAGTTCTCAAAAGGAAACTTGGTGCAGAGTATCTCAAAGAAATCGAGATACATTCATCCGCATTTACAAATGGCGTACTTGCCGCAGGATCAGCGGTAACAAAAGCTGGCAAGAAGTCAGCGGGTAACGGTTCAGACGTTTACGGTATCACTCTTAACGATTGCTATGAGGATAACCCGAACGTATCAGTGATCGTTGCATTTGCAGTTATCAACCTTAATAGCACCACAGCAACAACATCAGACAGGGCGGCACTCACCAACCTGTGCTTTGAGTAAGAAAGGGGGTTTAGATCATGGGTAAATTTACAGACGTATTCGGTTCATCCGTAGTCGCTGCCGTATATAACGAAGCAGCATCAAACAGACTCCCTTATCTTGGTGAGGGATTCTTCCCGGCAAAGCAGAAGTCAGGTCTTACTCTTAAATGGATTAAGACATCTAAAGGACTTCCTGTTTCACTTGCACCTTCAGCATTTGACGTAGTAGCACCTATTCGCTCACGTCAGGGGCTTGAAGTCATTGATACAGAGATGGCTTACTTCAAGGAAGCTATGCTTGTAAAAGAGCAGGATATTCAGGATTACGAGACAGCAATCGAGGGATCACCTCTTGCAAAAGAAATCCTTGATCGTATCTATGACGATGCAACAACGCTTGTAGACAGTGCAAGGGTTGTGCCGGAGAGAATGAGAATGTCACTTCTTGCAAACGAGAACGGACATCCTTCAATCTCAATCGCAGTATCAGGCGGTGCTAACTACACCTACAACTACGATCCGAACAGCACATACAGCACAAACAACTTCAAGGATGTTACAACGAAGTGGACAGACCTTGATGATTCTGACCCGCTTACAGACGTTTCAGACGCACAGGACGCAGTAGAAGCTGCTACCGGCAATAGACCTGCGATTGCTCTTATGAGCAAGGCTACGATGAACCTTCTGAAGCAGAACGAGAAGATCAAGAGTGCAATCCTGGCACAGAATCAGACCGCAAATATCTTTATGACGGACAACCGTGTAAAGGAACTGTTCTCTAATGAACTTGGTCTTTCGATTATCGTTTACACGAAGATGTATAAGGACGAGACAGGCACAGCCAAGAAGTTCTATCCCGATGGAATGGTTACACTCCTTCCCGAAGGTGCGCTTGGTAACACCTACTTTGGTGTAACACCTGAACAGCATCGTTCAGACAAGATAGACGTTACGATCGTTGACACGGGTATCGCAGTATCGGTTGATACCAAGTTTGACCCGGTACAGACAACCACAAAGGCATCAGAGATCGTGCTTCCTTCATTCGAGAGAATGGATGAGACATATATGCTCAAAGTTGCCGCAAACGTAGTGTACTGATAAAGGGGGTAGACCTATGATTTTTCCGTTTGAAGTGAAAAAGAATGGTGTCTACTATCCGGCAGGAACGGAAGTTCCAACAGGCAGTAAGAAGGGGGTTGCAAAACCCCTTTCTTCACAGCCGGGGAAAGTAGAACCCAAGGAAGATACAAAATCACAGAAATACACTGAAGAAGACCTGGATTTGCCGTACATGAAGTTAAAGAGCCTTGCGATCAAGGAAGGTTTCAAGGTTGATAAGTCGGCAAAGGCAGATGAAATAAAGGAAATGTTGAGGACATTATGACTCTTAATGAACTGACTACTAAAATTCAAGCAAAGGCATTGACCTACATAAACGAAACAGGCGAAGCAATGGATGTATTTCCGCTGTCAATAGCGGATTTTGTAGTTGACTATGCCGTAAGTGAGAGTCATTTCCCGTCTTACTTTTCTGAAGATCAGATAGCGACACGTCTTAATGGAATCTCAAATGTCCTGATGATGGCGTGTATAGAAGTCTATTCAAGAGCCGGAGCAGAAGGAGAACGGGCGCATAGCGAAAATGCTATCGCAAGAACCTATGATGGCGCATGGATAAGCACAAGGCTACATGATGCACTTCCTAACTATGTGGGGGTACTTTGATGCGATGCCTTTTAAAGAATAAGCAAACAATCTACTATGCACTGCTTATAGGCACTGTTCCCGTATATAAGCTCGATAAGAACGGCAACAAGATTGTAGATCACATAGACGAAAAGACGGGAGAACCTGTTTATGTAAAGACGGGTACAAAGCGGTCGCTGTATAGCACACCCGTAGAGTTCAAGGGAAACATAGCATTTGCCGGAGCAGATTTATTGCGTCAGGAGTTTGGAATTAGTGACGAGCGATACGAAGCGGTGCTAGTGCTGAACAAAAACGAGATACCTATAAAGGACACATCCCTTATATGGTTTGAAACACCACCGAAGACAAAGACGGTGGACGGGCAAGAGTACGCAGATGATGCCACGGCGGATTACAGAGTATTACGGTCAGTGCCGTCACTAAACAATGACCGTTTTATTTTGGCAAAGGTAGTCAAATGAAATATACGGTTGGTCTTGATAGCAAGGAATTATACAAACTATCGGTTGATATTCTCAATTACGCAGATGAGTTTGAAAGAAAAGTAAAGATATTCCTTGAAAGATTAGCAGAGGTAGGAATAGAAGTCGCTTCCAGGAATGGGGGCGATTTTTCACAATATATCACTTATTCAACGAAGTGGGAGAACGATACCACAATTACGATCACGGCTGCTTCTCAAACACTTATTACGGAGTGGTACGCAGGATCAGGCACAAACAAGGTCAGAACAGAAGCGATCATACCGCTTTTAATGGCTGAATTTGGTAGTGGGCATTATGCGATTCCGGGAGTAGGTGGTATAGGCGGTCAGGGAACGTTAAACGTGTTCGGACACGCCTTTGATGATGATGGTTGGTATTGGTATGCGGAGCAGACACCCATAGGGAGTGCCGAACCCATAAGAGAGGTTAACGGCAGGATGAAATATCACTCGAAGGGTGAACAGCCCACGCAACCTTTACATAAAGCGGTAATGGCTTGTATTGAACAAGTCGAACGGATAGCGCAAGAGGTATTCGGATGAGTTCTGCATGGATTGAAGACAGGATAGACACCATATTCACACGGGTAGAGACAGCGGTTGTTGATGCCTTGGTTAATGACTATCCCGACATCAATTTCACAATGGACGATTCGGAAAACGATGATGCGAAGTTTCCGACCGTTTATATGTTTTTCGATGCCGCAGAGAGAATGTCTACTCTTGACGGTGGGGTTATCAATTCGGTTTACATGACAGCCCGGACTAAAGTAAGCGTTACCAAAACAGACGGTAATGACGTTGCCCGTGAGGTGAACGCTCTTGTCAGGGATGAACTTTGCAAACTCGGATTTATGGCTTCGGGTAGTCCGATTCCCACGGTATCGGGAGATGTAAAAGTTATCAACGCAAATTACCAAAGATTGCTCGGTGTGGGCGATCCAATATAACGAAGGGAGATTAGAGATATGGCAGTAAATGAGATGGGGCTTTCAACCCTTGGCATTACTTTCGGTTATGCCGTTGGGTCTACAAAGCCGTCAAGTTTTACGCAGCTTGACAGAATATCGTCTATCGGTGAGTTCTCGATCACGAACGAAACCATTGATATTTCATGTCTTGAAGACCTTACATCTAAATTCACAAGAGGACGTGGATCAATTTCAGACACTATCCCGATTGTAGTGAATTGGACAGACGAGGTAGAAGCAGAATGGGAAGCAGTGCTTTCAGCATATGCAGGACGTAATTCAGGAGAAACGATGTGGTGGGAGATCATCATACCCGGTATGACAAAGGCAGCCTTTTTCAAGGCACAGCCGCCTACAGCACTTCCTATACCTTCACTCGATCAGAACGCAGCACTTGTTAACACTATGAACCTTGTTGCTGAAGATCTGGTTGGATGGGACACCAAGGTAAATTTCTCATAGACGGGCTTAATGGGCTGAGGTTAGGCTCGGCAGATTTAACTCCTACGTTTGACCCGAACGTAACGAGTTATTCAGCAAACATCACTACGGCAACTACAACCTTGACGTTGACGTTAAGTAGTGGTGCAACGGCGGTTACGAAACTTAACGGAACTGCTTTCACAGGGTCAACTATAACGTGGACGGAGAATACCGACACGTTGACGATCGAGGTAACAAACTCGGCAAGTCAGACAAAGACTTACACCGTGACAGTTACACATACAACATAGCGTGAACAGGGCGGGGGAAACCCCGTCCTTTCCCTATGTGGGATTGCCGCAAGGCGGGGAAAGGAAAAAGAATATGACAAAGATTTTTACAGTAAACGGAAAAACCTACAAAGCAAAGGAGTTTGACTTCAACTTCTTATGCGACCTTGAAGATCAGAACTTATCACTTGAAGACATAGACAAGAAACCTATGTCACTTATCAGATCGTATCTTGCATTTTCAGCAGAAATCACAAAGGAACAAGCCGGAAAAGAGATCGAAGCACACCTTGAAGGTGGCGGCAAGTTCAATGACATAGTGGAAATTATGAGTCAGCAGATGCAGGATTCAGGTTTTTTTCGCTCACTCAACAAGGAAACAGCGCAGGAAGAAGACGAGACTTCAACAAAGAGTCAAAAGAGCCGTCAAAAAGCGTAAGTGACTATCCTTGTTTGAGAGAATACTTTGAACATGAGTGGATGGCAAAAGTCATACCCTTGGGAACTACATACAATGACTTTTGGCAATTAAACCCACGCATAATAAATGTAATGGTGGAAGCATACAACGAGTCGAAAAAGAACGAGATTCGGCAAGCAAATATGCTTTACCATTTAGAGGGGATGTATTTTATGGATGCCCTTCTTGCAACGGTAGGCAATATGTTCCGGGGCAGAGGACAAAAGGCATTTGAATATCCTGAAGAACCCATCACACTTGATTTAGAGTATGAGAAGGGGTTGGATATGACAGATGATGCCGATAGAGATATAGCATTGCAACGTAGGAACTTTGTAACACAGCTTAACAATATGTTCCGAGATTTAGAACCCGTGGTAGAGAGAAAGAAGAAAAATGCCGAATCTTGATACTTTATCAATACAATTTAATGCGAACGGTACAGAAAAAGCCATAAAGAACATCAAGGCAATGGGATATGCTGTCAGGAGTTTGGCTAATTCTATCAAGATGGTAGATGCTAGCAAATTATCAGCATTTACATCAGCAATGGAAAGCCTGAAGGGGAGTGTACCGACAAATGCACAGACCGCAAGGATGGTGGCGTTTGCAAACTCGGGTCAT